TAATCCATTGCCATTTGTTCCATCATCATTTACTGATAAATAATCTGATGTTCCATCAAACACTAATCCTCTACCGCCATATACCTCGGCTCTTGAAGCGACATCTGCTGTAAGTAGTGGAGAGTTTGCTCTTCCAGATGAAATTGTTGTAGCCATTAGATTAAACTCCCATAATTTCCATTTACTTTTTTAACACTTATTCCAGTAAGAGTAAATTGTTGCCCCGCTTTCATGTTATATGACGGATAAAAAGTATCGTTATTTGCGTGAGATGCAGTAAAGTAATATGTTTTTGTTGTTTCTTCTGTAGTCCAAACATCTGCACTTTCATATTGATAAGCACCCGCATATAATGAAGGATATGATGCTACTGATTGACTATTTGTTTCTGACATATATCCACTAATAACTATTTTGTATATTTGGTTTGCAACTGCACTTCCTGTTAGCATACCCGCATTGGCTGAAGTAAATTCAATTTTACCGCCTCTATGTTGATTTTCACTACTAAATTCAGCAACTGTTGTAATAAAAGTAACATATCTTGTTGATGAATCTTCAGTAACACTCGCACTTCCTCCAGTAATTTCCCAATCGCTTCCTAAATATGGTTTAGGTGCATAGCTTCCTCTAAATTCTTCATCACCTAAATTTTCACCAAGTGAATTAGAAGTTACATTTTTAACATTTAAATTATTTTCTGTTGAATCCAAACCCCAGTATCCTGCAATTTCGTTTGTGACTTCTTTTAAAGATAAATTATCAATCCATACTATTTCACCACTTCCCATACTTAATGCATCAAGATAATTTGCTGTTGCATTAGAACATACAAAATCAATACTTTTAGAAGTAAAACTTGTTTCAGTTACAGTTGCACCTACAACAGAACTACCATGAGCAGATACATCAACTGATGAGCCACTATTTACTTTAGCATCAAAAGTAAGTCTATATAATTTTCCAACTGTTAAATCTGAAGATAAATCACTTGCATCTTTAAACCATAGATAAGCACCTCTTGCATCATCAACATAAGTTATTTTTAAAGCACCAGAATCATTAGCTATTGTATTACTACCATAAACAACCCAAGAATGTGTACCACTATCAAATGTACTTGCATCTGCATCAAATAACTCACTACCTATTGTACTCTTAACATCTGCTGGTATCTTGGCATAGGAAGTGGATTCCATGTGTGCTTGAATCTGAGCTTGAGTTAGCTCTCCCGCCCAAATTCCAAGTTGAGAAATACTACCTAAAAAATACTCACTCCCTGCACCTGTAAAACCAATTTTTAAACTTGCGGAATCAGCAGTTCCCTGTCCTTGACTTGCAGTATTATCTAAAACACCATTAATATAGAATTTTTTATTACCACCAGATTGCACTAATCCTACATGAGTCCAAGTATTATTTGCAATAGTAGAGGTGCTATAAACATTACCGCTTCCATTCCAACTGGCAAGTTTATCATCATCACTACCACCTCCTCTAATGTAAAATTGAACTTCTGTAGCTACATTTCTTATTCCTATTATACCTGCGTGGTTTGAGTTACTTGTATCGTGGTAAACCCAAGCAGATACTGTAAAATCACCACTTGAAAAATCATGTACATCTGCACCTACATCTATATAATCTGATGTACCATTAAACAAGGCACTCCCATCCCCAATCTGCCCTGCTTCACCTTGTCGAGCCACATCTACTGCTCTTGGAAGAACTGGAGCATTACCACCATATACTGATGTGGTAGTTGTTGCTCCTGTGATTCTACCATTATTACCAGTTAATTTTACCATTTCAACATCTGACATACTAAATGAACCACTTGAAGCATTAAACATTCCTATTCTTAATCTTTGGTTATCGTACGCACCCCAAACATAATTTGTATGAGTACCATTAGCAAAATTAGCAACTTCTCCTATACCAGAATTACCCATATCATAAAATTTTAAATTTGCAACACCAGATGCTAATCCACTAATAGTAAAGGTCATTTTATAATTGTCAGCTGCATTAATACGAGTAGTTTGATTAGTATTATCAACTGTGCCAGTGCCACCATCATCGTAATCAAATGTAGCATTTGAATTATTTATAACAACATAAGAATGATTTGCAGTCCAGTCTGTTGAATTAATTGATGTGAGCATATTACTGCCAGTTGTACCAAAACCATGTGAGTCTACTACAAGTCCTCTTCCAGTAATAAGTGGATTAATATCTTCATCCAACGCCCACCAACTAACTAAACTTGTTTTTTCTACAGAGCCTAACTGACTGTAGTTCTTCCTCATTACAGAGTTGATTTCTTCGAGGGATAAAGCTCTTGACCAAAGCCCTACATTGGCTATCTTACCATTAAAATCATAATTATCATCACCTAATATTCCAATTAATAAATTTACAGTATCGTTATCTATTGACGCTGGAATTGAAGATGTATTTGTTGCATCTAACTCACCATCTACATATACATTTACACTTGTTGATGGAACAAATGTAAAAGCTACATGATGCCATGCTCCATCACAGATATTCACATCTCCTGTTGCAAAATAACCAGTTCCACTACTAAAGATACCACCAGACAAATAATTACTTGCATTTATTGAAAGATGAAAATTTCTATTTGTATCATCATCTTTTGAAACAATCACTTTTACTGCTCCTGTGTTAGATGTGTTTATCCATGCAGATATAGTTAATGCTCCTGTAATTTGCAAAGCACTATTATTACCGCAATCAATATAATCTTGAGTACCATCAAATGAAGTAGAACCTTCACAAGGAAACTTGAGGGTGTCTGACTTATTTGATTTGAAGTCGAGGTATAGTTTAAGGTTGTCCTTAACGTAAGTTAAGAGGGATGCTCCCCCTTTAGCTAGACTGCTGCCTAATCCCAGCATTGATCTAGCCTAAGTATGCTACTACTGAACCGCTTGATAAAGTAAACGCAGACCAGCGACCAAAGATTGTAACTCCTTGTGGAAAAGTAACACTATCAGAAGTGTCTCCATTATTATTGGAGTCTCCTATGTATAAGTTTGTTCCACTTTCAGGTGTTAAGACTGTAAATACTGAATCCTCTAGAAAAGTTATTGCTACTATCTTTTTACCAGATATGGCAGTAGTTCCTGTTTCTAAGATTGATCCAGCTTGTCCTAAGCCGATATTATTTGATTCGTTTACCGAGTATTTATGCATTGTCATCTTGTTTCTCCTTGCTTATGACTTACCGAGCTTGACAATTCTCATGGTCATATTGGTTACATTAAAAAGCCGTCTGCTGGCTTTATGTTAAATCCTGTGTTATCAAAGTTTCTATTTCCGTATTTTGTTCCCATTTTTATACATATGTTCCAATAATTTCTAAAATAACCTGCTTTTTGCATACTTCCTTCAGCTGACATTTTGTTTTCATATCCTTTCATAATGACATAGTGAACTAAACCTTCATGAAACTGACTAGGTATATTAGGCTCTTCTGTTAATGCAATGCCAGTACCAGACTCAACAAAATCTTCATCATATACAGAACCGTATATTCTTACACTTTTACCTGATGTTGCTGTTGTAAAACTTGTAGTAGTATCTGCACTTGTTACTTTTGCTACCGCAATTGATGGAACATGGTAACCTGTGCTTTTTTCCGATGAATATTCAATCCACCATACATGGTCTAATGCTTTTGATCTTTCAGACATTATGAACTCGAATACTTTTCTGGCGGCTCTTGCAGCCTAGATATTTGGTAATTGTTGTAGTCAACTCTATCAACATCAATAAACTTATGTTGATCAGCCCCACTACCATCAGAATCAAGATCGTCAAGCTTATAATAACGAGTGTCAGCAGTAGTAGTAAAAGTCTCTTGACCTTTAAGGATTTTAGTTTGTTCACAAAATTCATCTAATGCTTTATTTAAGTATATTCTAATTTCTGTTTCTGTCATCTCGGGATGATGTTTTTGGACCATCTCGATCATTTGCTGTTGTTTCATTATGAAACCTCTCCTATTAATATATCTACTTTAGCCAAGGTAGAAGAACTTGTTGAAACTAATTCTACAGTAGCATCATCTTTATTTAATCCACGCATTGGCATTATTGTAAAGTCACCTACTCCTATAAGCCATACCCAAAATACTTCACTATAACCTTGTAATTTTATTTTGCAATCAGGAGTTCCTGAACCCGCTGCTTCTTTTATTGTTACCATCATCCAATCTATATTCAAATCTTTATTAAATATAGTAGAATGACCAAGTTCAACTTCACCTGTTGTTGTGGTATAGTTTTTATATTCAAGAAAACTTGCATCGCCTCCTAACTCATATTCCATTGAGCCAGCAATATTTTTATCAATATTACTATGAATTATTCTAGTCTTACCACCATCTGCAGCTTCAACTTCTTCTATTGGAGTTGCTTTACCAGAATATTGAATTGCAAAAGTATCAGCCATTATCTTTTTTGTATCCCTTGTACTGCTTGTGCATATTGAGCTTGAAGAACTTGTAGTTCTTGAAACATTAATCCATGTTCTTGAGAAAATCTTTGTAAATCATTTGTATATGATTGTACCTGTGCGTTCAATTCGTTGCTATAATTTTGAAGTTCAGCTTGATACTTTTGTAATAATTGAGCATCATCTTGTGATGATAACCTAGCGTTTTCTACAGCTTTTTGAACTTCTGCCTGATACTCTACATTAGCATCATTAAATACGTTCATTTGATTCTGCATTGCTTGAGAATAAGCATTTAAATAAGAACCAATTTTTTGAATCTGTGCAGACGCTAATTCTATATCTTCAGAATCTTCTATATACTGACCAGCAATATCAAACCATTGCTCAGTATCTAAATGAGAACTTCCAATAGTTCCAGATTCCATTTCAGTTATTTGATCTCCACTCGCATCTAATGATGGAGCTGTATAAGTAGGTGCTGTTGCTAAAGAACCTATTTGATTTGACGATAAACTTGGTACTGAAGGAGTAGATGGAAATACTAAACCAGTAGGTAAAGATGTTCTTTTATCTGCTAATTGTCTTAATCTTCCTTTAACTGCTGCACCTAATACAATTACAGGCTCTAGGTCCTGTGCTACTATGGTCCCACTACTTGCGTAACTTCCAAATGAATCTCCATACCCTATAGTGGGAAACTTAACTGCAAATACTTGTCCACCAGATGGTTTAACGTATGCTTTATTTTTTATAATATAACATATAGGGTTCTTAGTAGTAGCATAATAAATAGAGTTAGAATCTGTATATCTTGCTGTTTTATTAGGATCAACTTTACTTGCCTCATATCCATCTTTTTTAGCATAAAGAAATTTAGAATTAGATAAACTAGCTCCTGTACCTGTATCATCTATTTCTTCAGACATTACGTGAAGAATATCTTTAGGAGCAATATTAACCAGCTCCCTAGCTGTATCGGTACAGAAATCAGATATAGCAGTCGTATCTCCTACGCTGCCGATTAAGTCTTCTATTTTTACTTGATATGTTGCCATAATTTATTCCGAGGGGAGACTATTAATCTCCCCCCGAGTTTAGTTACCGTTATGTATTAACTTGCTCCAAACGCTATTCCGTTTGTAGTTACTTTTGAGCAACTATCAACGACATACCAGTTTGATCCGTCAGATACTAAAGAAACGTAGTCACCAGCAACTGTTGCAGAGCCAAACTGAATAAAATCATCAGTTCCAGCCGCATTGTCACCTGCTCCTGTTTGAGCCATTATGCCACCCACAAGATTATTACCTTCAGCAGAAAGTACTTTACATACTGCTGTATCATAAGCACTAATCTGAATGATTTTTAACTCGATTCCTTTATCACATGCCGGTAAAGTAACAACTAAAGCACCTGCACTACTTGGAGGTGTAAAGAGTATTACTTTTCCACTATCTGCTTTTTGCAATGTTGCACTAGCAGTAAGGGCTTTAACGCCACCAGTTGAACCACCTAGATAAGGTCTAGCCATAATAAGCCTCCTTAATCTGTAACTTTAAACAGATGATGACTTTCAATCAATGAGATACCAACGCCTTCATCAGAGAAATATTGGTCCTTCACTCCGTCAAAAGCATTATCTGTTTTGATATTAGTTTGATACATTGGCGAACGATACTGAGCATGGAATAAATTCTCCTCACTTACAGCGAGCATATATTTATTATAAGGTCCACGCAAAGCTGGAGTTGGAATTAATTGCAATACGCCATGAGGAGTTTCAAGGGTTTTATAATTAAATCCAAGAGAATCTCTTTTCATATCACTCATATTAACTGTCCAGCCAGAGTTACCTGCCATACCAGAAGTTCCAGCAATCTTTGACCAATATCCTAATGCACCAGCACCACAAAAAGCTCTCTTTACGCCAGCTTCAGGAACATACTGGAAAACTTTTTCCATATCATCCACAAAGTTAGAATAACTATAGCTTGCCTCTGAAATACTAAAGACATTCTGATAATCATAAGATCCGGTTTCACCATATTTATCCATTGCACTTACTATACCATAAGTAGAACGAATAATATTTCCAGCAGTATCTATTCTGCCACCATCAGCAAAAGTCTCAGCAACGTCAGATGATTTGTTACCTGCATCATACGCTGCACCACCTAAATCAGTTCCACCAACACGAGTACCAAAAAGGAAAGCCTTTTCTTTCTGCATTTTGTGTTCCTGATTTTTTTGTGCACGTAAACGTGCTAACTCTGATGATTCACCACGTAAAGACGCAGCTAGAAGTGTTCCGGTAATCTGCAGAGGAGTTTTGAATATCTGTGAAGAATTCCAAACTACTTGCAGCTCATCAGACCAAGCTTCAGGTGCTGTCATACCTTCACCCTGTGCATTACCAATTACATGGTAAATATCACTGGTAGTGGGGCTAAAAGCTCCACTTAAAGATACAACTTTTACATGACTTGCATCTGTTACTGATTTTACTACTACGACACCTCGTTTAGTTGTCTCAGTAGAATTCCAACATTCACAAACTAATCCAATCCATGAATCATCACAAGCTGGTAATCCTTTAATGCCTGTAATGCCGTCAATTGCTACAGCTGTATCATCGTCTGCTATTGATGTAGCGGAACCTGATCCTGCTGTAAATGTTTGCTTAACCCAAGGATTACGATGTTCAAACATCTTATAGATTGGGTCGGGTACTTTTCTGGTTTCTCTATTTGAAATCACGGTAGTGAAAGGGGCAACGTCTGTCCACAGTTCTTTTACAACTTGTGGGCTTACGTAAAAATCCCGTCTATCCGTAAAGAGGACACCAGAACCTTTTAGGAGCTTTTCTGTTGCTGCCATTTTTATTGTCCTTTATTTTATCGCTTCAAAGCCATTAAGCCAGCGTTAAACAAGTCTTCATCAGTCATTGGAGGTTCTGTTTTGCCAGTCTCTACTGCTGCAGATCTTGGCATAGCAGCAATCTCCCTTTCTTTGATAACTTGATTCTTACGCTGTTCGACTTGAGCGTTTGGTGCATCTTTCATTTGAAACAGCTTTGCTAAATGATCAACAGTAACATTTGCAGGATTACTAGCCCATTGTACAAAATCATTTGCACGAGCTTGGTCCCAACCATAGTTACTGACCGCATGATTATATGCATTACTGCGTAGTGAATTTGCTTCCTGTTCCAACATAGCTTGCTGGTACTTTTTAGCATATTCAGTTTCACGAGTCTGCTCTCTTTTTTCAATAAAAGAGATATAATCATCTTGGTATTGTTCCTTTTGCAATCTGAATTTAAAAGACGCACTTTCGGGGTCATTATACGCATCAACCTCGTTGTAGTTGACTGGTTTCTCCGGTTTAACGGGTGACTTCAATGAAGGCTCTTGAGCTTGCTCAACAGGTTGTCCATTGGAGGGTGATTGCTGTGCACTCTGCATAGCTTGCTCACGATAGTAAGCTAACTCTTGCTGAGTTGCGGACAGTTCGCCCTTCACCTTGTCTGCCTGACTTTGCCAGTATTCAAACCTACTCGGGTCTGCTTTTGCAGATGATTGTTCTTGAGAACTCTCCACACTTTCAGCCTGTTGTTCTCCTACAGGCGTTTCGTTGATTGATGGTCCAGTTGTGTCCACATCAAACATTTGAGTGTTTGTTGCGTCATCACCTGCCGGGATAGCTGCTCCTTCAACAGGAACCTTTGCATCCTCTACTCCGTAACCGAACGGGTCAGCATCAACTTGTATTTTTGCTTCTTGTGCTACTTCAGCCATTTTATTCTCCTTTGCGATTTGTTTTCAGCAACCGCTGTTATGATAGACCTACTTTAGTATTGGTAGCTTTTTTCACTTCTTCACGAAGTTTTTTAAGCTCATCTGAGGCTCTTTCCTTATATAGCTGTGTAGCCATCTCGGCTTTTGCCTCAGCCTTTGCCAATTTTTTCTCAAATTCTTTAACTTCAACTCTTTTACGATCATGGATTGATTCACGTTGTGCAGTCTGAAGGTCGCCTTTAAGCTTTTTAATTTGTTCAGTTTGCTGCTGAACTTGACTTTGCAACTGTTGCATTTGCCCAGCTCTCTCTAGAACGCCTTCCATATCAGCAACATCAGTTTGTTTTAAAACTTCTGTTTGATCAATCAATCCTGATTTATATAGTTCCATATAATATTCGAATCTAGCCCATCTATTAGATGGCAAGGTAGAGCCAGAAACAACAATTATATCATATTTTCCTACTGTAATGTCATTTATTTTTTCAATTAGCTGCCCAGATACATCATCATAGATATTCTGGTTTATCCTTACTTCAGCTGGTTTATTATTCGGCTGTATCAGTCTTACTGTCTTTTCACTCTGATATACAAACTGAATTAAACCAACGACAGACCGTGCTAGTTGATTTAAAGATGCTTCAATATCATCTTTTTTTGAGTTAATTCTTCTTTGTCCAAACTCATCCATTGCTATAGTTCCTTTGAACGTCTGAGGTGCTCCACCTACATCACCTTGCATAAACGTATAGATACCTAGTATCCTTTCAATATCCTGCTTTGCATCTGCTTCATTCTTATAAAGCTCATTTGGTAACGGGACTGGTCCGGCTACAATAGGCTGACCGAGTTCTGGATCAAACTCTATTACAGCCGTACCAGCTTTTGCCCACTCTTCCTCAAGTTGTTTTTTGTTCATTGAGCCACGAGGTATGAGTAACTTGACGTTCGTGGAAGAGCTGGCGTGAGCAACGATGAGCGAACGAATTTTATTAATGTATTCTTGCAATCCTCTTACAAGTCTTACATCACTTGTAGGATATGGATTACGATTATGACCATTCATAAATGGAACAATTGGATAATCCTCTATTGGAAGTACAATAGAATAAAGATATTCGTCTCCAACTGAAATACATTGTTTAATATTTGTATTCATTACCTTAGTAACCATTATCTTATCGCTATCAATAAGAATTCCTTTATCGATAACATCTATATTTACCGTGCTATTAGGTATTGAATCTAATGTTTCTTCTCCTTTTACAGGGACAGGCTGCCCAGTTTGTGGGTCCTGTTCTAAATGATATATTTTACCAACCTGCTGTGCTATTTGCATTTGCTGGTTTACTGCTTGAGACTCTGTAAGTATTTGCTGGTCCTCAGCAGTTGTCACTATAACTGCAGGTTCTTCACGATACTCAGCATACTGAGGGTCATTTAGGATAACTTCCCTATTTTGAAAAGGGTCAAATATTTTATAATAAGGAGTTTTTACCTTTGTGTATCTTTCAAATACTTCTAGTTCTCTCTCATCGTCTGTATTTAATAATGCTTGTTTTCTAGATTGCGGCACAACTTCTTCATCAAAGAGTCCAAATCTATTTTCATCATAATCACTTATATGGCTTGTTTCCTGAGAACTTCTAATTGCCTCTTCAAATTCAGGATACATCTCAATTAATTCTTTTTCTGTCATACGCTTTGCTACAACAATATTAGAAGCATCCCTGCAAAATGGATCTTCTGCATCTGGATCAAAGTACACAGATAATGGGTCAATAGACTTAACCATTACTTCACCTCTGCCAAAATCAGCATCAGGCTTAATATAGGACATCATCACTCCCATGCCTTTAACGTAATAATCATCTATGCAGCGTTTTAATTCTGCATTGCCTACTGAGATATCCCATACCCAAGACATCAAATCAGAAAAGATTCTACCTACTTTTGTATCAGAAGTATCTCTTCCTGTTGATTGAAACTTGGGTGCATTAGACGTAAGCATTGCTTTTGCTTGTTCTACTGCTGGATGTATTACATTAACGACCAAAGGCTCCTGTGCTCGTGCACGGAGAGCATTTACTTGTTCTTTTTTCCATTGTTTACC